AAAAGAGCTTCTCTTTCTCCTGCATCACGATTTTTTAATAAAGGCGGTCCGATTAAAGCTAAAGACAGTAAATATATTACTACGAAACCTTTTATACGTTGGCGTAAGACTATTAAAAATATAAAAGAAGTTTATAAGCGTGCAAAGGAAAATAAAGCAGAAGATAGACTTACTGTACAGGATATAAGGGACGCACAAAAAGCAATTCAAGGAGAAAAAAAACAACTTGAGTCAGTAGTAGATGTAAGAGCTAAAGGCGGTAAAGTTAAAGCATCATTAGGTCTATATGCTCTTTTAAAAAACAAAGATAAAGTTAAATCGCATTACAAAAAAAGAGCTTCTCTTTCTCCTGCATCACGATTTTTTAATAAAGGCGGTCCGATTAAAGCTAAAAAAGGACTTTGGACGGGGGCTAAAACGAATATATTCGAAGCTCCTTCAGGTTGGGACGCTAAAAAAATAAGTAAAAAAACTGGCGAGAAACTTTTTAAAGTATTTAAACACCGTGAAAGAGGTGGCTGGAGTCCAGCAGCAGGAAAAAGATACAAAGAACATTTAAAAGGTTTAAAGGCGATGACTACTAAAAAAGTACTTCCGCCAGCGCTTAAATCTAAATCTTATTATTTTAAAGATTCACCAAGTTCTCAACTTTTAAAAAGAAGCACGACTTTAGGTAAAGCTGCAAAATTAATACTTAGAAGAACAGGACTGGGCAAAGGGATTGCTGCCGCTACGGTGGTTGCAGGAGCTTATGAAGCAGGAAAGCGTAAGTTGTTTACTAAAGAAGGATGGAAAAAAGGAAAAAAAGAGTTTGGAGTAGACAAGAAGACTCTTCTTAAAAACAAAAAATCTATCGGTGGAGAAACCGTCGTAATGAAAAGTGGCGGAGGCTACATCGACGATTTATTATAATGAATTATGGCGACATCAGGAACAACAGCATTCAATCTAGCCATCGACGAGATTGTCGAGGAAGCCTACGAACGTTGTGGGATCCGAACCAATAGTGGCTATGATCTTAAATCAGGTAGACGTAGTTTAAATATTTTACTTCAAGACTGGAATAATCGTGGAATCAATTTATGGAAAGTTAAATTGATTGCCCAACTTTTAACGGCAGGTACTAGCAAATATTCTTCAGAAGCAGGTACCAGTGATATTATGGAAGCGTACATTTCTAATAATGCAACGCTGATTAATAATTCTACAAGTTCTAGCGATGTTTCATTAACAAAAATTGATCGTTCAGCTTATGCGGCTTTAGCGGGTAAAGGCACACGATCGCAACCTTCACAATATTTTGTTGATCGACAAGGCGTGGATCCGGCAACACCACAAATTATATTATATCCAAACCCTAATGCGACCACTTATACTTATTTAAAATATTATGCAATTAAAAGGGTCGAGGACGCTGGAGCGTACACTAATGATCCTGATGCACCGAATCGATTTCTACCATCATTATGCGCGGGATTAGCTTTTAATCTTTCACTTAAGAGAGCGCCCGACAGAATTCAAGCATTAAAATTATTATACGAAGATTCATTACAACGAGCATTGACGGAGGACGGCTCACGAACAAGTACTTATATTTCTCCGCAAGCTTACTATCCAACAACAGCATCATAATGGGAACATGGGCAACAGGTAAATACGCGCAAAGAATTTCAGATCGTTCTGGAATGGCGTTTCCTTATAACGAAATGGTTCAAGAGTGGACAGGGGCATGGGTGCATATTTCAGAATATACACCAAAGCAACCTCAACTTAATCCACCCTATCATCGAGCCGATGCCGTGGCATTACAACACCCTAAGCCTCAAGAAAAATCAGGTATTATTGTTTCTTTATCTCCCTCTTTATGGTTTAGCACAGGAACAGAAGGAAGTATGTTTCCTCCTGAAACGGCTAACCAAGCTAATAAAAAAAGACAGGCAACCTTATCTGTAGGAAAGGTAACAATAACGATAACATGACGTATGCAGAGCTCATTACTAAATTAAGGGATTACACCGAAGTCGGGAGTAGTGTTTTAACTTCTACAATTTTAGATGGTATTATTCGCGATGTAGAGTTTCGTATTTTTAGAGCGGTGGATGCCGATTATTCTAGAAAATATGAAACATCCCTAACGACGGGGTCTAATCGTTATGTTGCTCTTCCAGCGGATTGCTATATTATTCGATCCTTACAACTTCATACAAAAACAGGGGACTCTTCATTTGAACGGGTTATGTTACAAAAAAGAGATACCAGTTTTATAAGTGAGTATTACCCTTCCCCTACCGAAACAGGAACGCCTAAATATTGGGCGGATTGGGATCCTAATACGGTAGCGATTGCTCCAACTCCCGATGTTGTTTACGGAGTTCAATTGAATTATATCTTTACTCCAGAAGCTTTAAGCTCGAGTAATACAACCACGACTCTTTCAACTAAAGATCCTGATCTTTTACTTTATGGCTGTTTAACTAATTGTTTTGGCTATCTTAAAGGACCGATGGATATGTACAAGCTCTATGAAGACAAGTATAATGAAGCTATAAAAGCTTATGCCCTAGAACAAATGGGGCGAAGAAAACGGGGAGAATATACGGATGGTGTGCCGAGAATACCGGTGCCATCACCTTCTCCCGAACAATGGAGAAACTTAAAATAATTTTAATAAGGAAAATTTATGGCAATATCACAAGCAATATGTACGGCGTTTAAAAAACAACTTCTTGACGGTGACGCAGATTTTGACACTGGTGGAGATAAATTTAAATTAGCTTTATATCTAAGCACAGCAAACTTAAGTGCTTCCGCAACATCATACACAACTACTGGGGAAAGTACTGATAGTGGCAGTGGAGATTATAGCGCTGGCGGAAAAGCATTAACAGGACAACAAACTTCAGTCGCTACACTTACGGCTATTGTAGATTTTGCAAATCTGTCGTTTACGGGTGTTACCCTAACGGCGAGAGGTGCATTAATTTATAATACTTCATCAGCAGTTAACAATGCAGCAGTTGCTGTTTTGGACTTTGGTGGAGATAAAACGGCCACAGCAGGAACATTTACGATACAGTTTCCAGCCTTTACAACATCTGCAGCGATCATAAGATTAGCTTAGGAGGTTTTAAATGGCAGGCTCACCATCCACATGGGGCTCAAATACCTGGGGGTATGGATCATGGGCTTATGTTAATAATCCTGATGCAGCATCCGGATGGGGCTCAAATGCGTGGGGACACGGATCATGGGAAGATAACGCTGTTGTTATCGATTATGGTGCGTGGGGATCGCTCGTTGAAGGTTTTGGCGACGGCACGTGGGGGCTAGGCTCTCAACTTTCTACTTTATCTACAAGTGCAGGAACCGCTATTGCGGCTATCTCTATCGATGCAGCCGTGACGGGTACCGCTCTAACGGCCTCTATCGGAACGGAAACCGTTAGTGCAGACGCTAATGTTACGCTTACTGGAATAGCTTTAACAGGTTCGTTAGGAACTGAAACAGCGCTTCCTAGTATTGATGTAGCAGTTACTGGAATAGCTTTAACAGGTTCTATAGGAACTGAAACCGTTAGCGCAGACGCTAATGTTACGCTTACAGGAAGCGCAGCTACTATGAGTGCGGGTACTGCCATCGGTGGTGGAAACGCTCTTGCGAAACCAACAGGAATTGCCTTAGCTTTATCTATCGGAGCAGAAAGCGCTACAGCAGACGCTAATGTTACTCTTACAGGAAGTGCTTTAGCAGGTTCTGTAGGAACCGTTGATGCTGTAATTGTTGTTAATCCTACAGGACAAACTTTAACAGGATCTCTTGGAACAGAAACGGTTACGGCTGATGCGAATGTTACATTAACGGGAATAGCTCTAACAGGTTCTTTAGGAAATGAAACTGCTGTTCCTAGTATCGAAGTCGCTGTATCAGGACAGGCCTTAACAGGTTCGGTAGGAACCGTTACTGTTATTGATCAAGCGGTCGGTCTTACAGGAATTGCTATTACCAGTAGTCTAACAAGCGTTAAAGTGCCTGCATGGTCGCCAGTTGTACCAGGAGTAACGAATACTTGGACAGAAATTTCACCAGGCGTAACAAATACTTGGGCAGAAGTAGATACTGCTGCATAGGACTAAAAGCAGTCCAGTTGACAAGA